ACCAAAATATTCTTTGAATATGATGCAGTAAACCATGTCAAAACACTGTATGACACGCGTACACTTCTTTTCAATCTTAGTACGAGAGCGAAGTTCGTCCTTAAGAAAGCAAATGACAGCCCAAAAACCAGAGCCATCACGAAGCATTTGTCGAGCCTTATCCAGGCATGCGCGCATTGCAGGATCAGAGATGACGTATTGTCCAACGTCACCAAACACAAAGGGTCGTTTACCGCGAACACCAGGCATTGTGCACCACGGCCATCCAGATGATTTGTTGACAGCTATGGGTTTAAGGAATTTAAAGGCTTTATCGGAATGTGATGATCCGTTAAGCACTTCAGATTCGGTCATTAAGCGAGCTGGGAGATCAGCTCGCATAAGTGCAAAAAGTTGATCGCGAATACCTTCAAAGCATTCGCGAACCTCTTCTTCGGGGTACGGGCGAGGATTGTAATTCTCAGCACCCATACGTCGAACCTCTTCAATCACAAGACGAGTGGTTGAGATATCCGCACGTGTGTCATTGGGATTACCTAAAAGGGCAGGTTCCCTAGTTACACATTGAAGAAATGGAGCTTTTGCAATAAGTGAATGTTGGTAAGCGGTCTTATTTGGCAAAGGACCACACCTTGGTTCAACTGGTCTATCGAGACGCAGGAACCCATCACCGAGTGACATTTGTGAGGGGATTGCTGTAGCTACTTGTTCTTTCACTAACGGCATTCCAACACCAGCTGTATCACGCCCAAAAACAGAGCGGTCAGCCACATGATATCCTAAGACGAAAATCTCGCCTCCGGATCGCATACCACAAATCAATGCACCGCAATAACCCAAGCCTTTGGGTTGATAGCTATACGACACTGGAACATAACATTTTGCTTTGTTATTATTACCAGCACGATACTCAGTGCGTTGTGAGTGTATGGAGAGCTTAAGCTCATCCAACGCATATTCCCCTTTCCTACACGATAGGAAAAAGAAACCAGCGTATTTTGTGGGATCGAATTGTTCATCCTGTGAAAGGAGAAGGTTGAAAACATTAAAACGTTCATTAAAATGTTTACAACAATTGGTAAGGTCAATGACGGCCATATCGAGGCGCATCTCCATATTTTCTTCCAAAAATTTCACATCACAAGGAGAAAGCTTGAATGTGTATGAAATTCCATGAAAAGAAACGCTGTAATCAGTAGGTTCACTAAATATGCCCCCATTCTCATAAAAGAAATGAGCAGGGAGCATAATTTGCTTAGGACCAACAAGGAAACCACCAATACCCTGTATGCAGGGTTTGCCATTATGATCTGCCTTAGTTGGGCGAGTCACAAAGCATATGGCGGAAACAAGTCGCGCGATTTTGTCGGACGCAGACTTGATATCTTGTGGTGATACATCGGCACTAGCATGCACCGATTCCTGTATCGAATCATTCACTCCCTGGACGAGAGAGTGAAGAACCTTATTATTTGAACGAGCTCCAGACTTAACCACGCTTTTACTAGCGGGTAAGTGATCAAAGAGAGCTTCTTCATCTGAATTTGATGATGGTTGTGTCCCCTCGAAGAAACATTCAACCGCATACTTGACTCCACGATAGAGTGCATAAACACCCATCAGAAATCCACTAAACTTCAAGATATCAACCACGTCGGGGCGATTCTTAAAATTGAGTATAGCATCCCAGAGATTTCGTAAACGTTGTCTCATGTTGAAACCTTCAACATAGTCGAGAAGCTTACTGAACTCTTCATCGTTAGCAACAGCTTGATCATAACACGCATGAAGCGCATCTTTCGGAGGATCAATTGGGGGATCCCATGGAAGTGAATTCCAGAAGGAAATCCCCTGAAGCACCTTCTTATCACGTCTATCGAGAGTAGTGAGAAGAATAGCAAGTGCCTCTTTGTTGCGTTCACGGATGAATTTAATCATCTCGTTTGGTTCCATGCCG